CGGACGCCGACATCATCGAGGACTACCTCGACCACCTCACCAAGATCGGCCGCAGCCCGAAGACCATCCGCACCTACGCCACCGCGTTGTGGGCAGCCCACCGGGAGCTGCCCGCCGGGGTGCCCACCGCCACCGCGACCGAGATCGCCGACTGGCTCAGCCAGTACGGCTCGGCCGCCACCCGCCGCACCTACCACGCCGCGATCACAGGCTGCACCTCGTGGGCGCACGATGCCGGCCACATGGACCGGGATGAGGGCGCACTGGTGCCCCGGCCGCCGGCGCCCGCGTCGCTGCCCAACCCGTGCAGCGACGCGCAGCTGGCGACGATCCTGACCCGGGCGCCGGCGCCCTACCGGTTGTGGTCGACCATCGCGGCGTACGCGGGCGCCCGCTGTATCGAGCTGGCGCGGCTGCACCGCGAGCACGTCGACCCGGACCGGACCACGTTGCACGGCAAGGGCGACAAGCTGCGCCGGGTGCCCACCCATCCGCTGGTGTGGCAGGCCGTGCGGGAGCTGCCGCCGGGGCCGCTGGCGCCCGGGCGGGACCCGTGGCGCGACCAGGTGTCGGCGGAGCTGCGCCGCTGCTACCTCGGGCTGGGGGTGGACGTGACCGCGCACCAGCTCCGGCACTGGTATGGGACCACGTTGGTCGCCTCAGGCGCCGGGTTGGAGGAGGTGCGGGAGTTGATGGGCCACGCGTCGATCTCGACCACGCTGGGGTACGTCCGGGTCGCCAGCCCGCGGTTGGTCGCGGCGGTCGGGCGGCTGCCGTGCCCTACGCTGGCCCCATGAGGTTCGACGACGCCCTGCCGCAGCTGCGCGCCGGCCAGCGCATGACCCGCGACAGCTGGAACGCACCCGGCCAGTTCGTGGTCATCCAAGCTGGCTACCCGGACGGCATCCCGATCAACGCGAACACTGCCCGGGCCACCGGCCTGCCCGAGGGCACCGTGTGCCGGTTCCGGCCGTACCTGATGCTGCGAACCGCGGACGGCAGCTTCGTTCCCTGGCAGCCAACCGTGTCCGATGTGCTCGCGGGCGACTGGGCGGTGGCCTGACGATGAGCGAGTGCATCTGATCAGCTCAGCCGCCGCGGCCGGCCGTCCCCATGCGGCCGGCCCGGCGGATCCGTCACCGCCACCACCGGCAGCCACACCGCCCGCGCGTGAGCCGGCCGCGCCACCACCACCACCCCCGCCTCACCGGTCAACAGCAGCCGCCGCGCCGTGTCCGGGTCCGCCGTGACCGCGACCACCGGCCACCCGGCGGCCTGGCACAGCCGGGCGCACTCGTCCAGCCAGCGGCGGCGGTGTGGCCCGGGCGGGACGAAGATGACCGCCCGGGCCTGTGGTATCGGGGGCACGGTGGCGGGGGGTGTCTCCCATCTCCCGCCGTGCGCGCGTCACCGGGGGGTGACGCTAAGCACATGGTACCCGCCACCCCCGCCGGGCGGGGTTGCTTCGTCACCCCCCGCGTGTCACACTGGTGGGGTGACGCTGGCAGAGCTGACGGACAGGCTGGCGGCCATGCCGCCGCTGGAGCGCGCCCGGGCGGCGCACGAGCTGCTGACTGACGGCGGAGCGCAGCTCGCGCGGGTCCGGCGGGAGGCGATCGCTCAGGAGGTGGCGCGGCGTGGCCGTGGTGGCGTGGGGCAGGTGGCGGCCGAGCTGGGGATCTCCCGGCAGAAGGTCTCGGACGCGCTGACGCAGCACCGTCGCGACACCCTAGGGGTGACGTGAGTCACATGTCCCCCCGGGGGTTGCAATGTAACCCCTAGGGTGCTACAGTCTAAGTATGACGAGGACGCAGGAATTCGCAGAGGCCACCCGGATCAACCAGATCATCGCCCCCTGGCTCCCGATCAACCCCGAGCGGATGATCTGGACGGTCACCCTGGCCGGCGGCACCGAGATCACGATCTGCTGCCCCCTCGGGGCGGCGGTGGAGATCGAGGAGGCCGGCCACCAGATCCAGGCCGGCCGGCTGATCTCCGAGGACCTGCCCCGCCCCGCCGGCCGGCCGAACACGCTGGACGGGTGGCCGCTGCTGCCCGGCGAGGACCTGCTCGGCCCGGCCCGCTAACCCGACCCGGGGGGCTCCGGGAGACCGGAGCCCCCACCACAACCACCACCGAAAGGGATGATCTTGATGAACAGGCAGAGCCCCGAGTCCGCCAGCACCCCGATCAGCGCCGGCGGCTGGCGCTACAACCCGGCCGACCCGCAGGACCGGATCGACTTCGAGCACCACGGCGCCGACGAGCTCGCCGGCCTGGAGCGCAACCGCGGCCTCGACTTCACCGACCACCCCACCCGCCAGAGCACCACCACCACCGAAGGAGTGATCTTGATGAGCACCACCACCCGCACCCTGGCCGTGCGTATCGACACGGTCCGCACGGACCGGAAGACCGGCGAGGTCATCACCACCTGGTCCCCCCACCTCACCTACCCCTGCACCGCGGACACCGCGACGCAGCAGGCAGCCGATGTGTTGCGCACCCACCACACCAGGGAGGCGCAGCCGGACGGCACCTGGCGGAACCAGCCCGCTCCGGCGCGGGGCGATGGGACTGTCCTCGACAACATCGACTGGAGGGAAATCGCCACGCTGGTCGGGGACTGGACCGACGCCGAGCGCGACGAGATCCGCCGCATCGTAGACAGGGACCGGCACCTGCCCGGCGGCGGCTGAGCCTGAGCGCTGCCCGGTCCTCACCCGCTCCGGCGGGCGGGGGCCGAGTGGCGGAGCAGACCCACCACCCGACCAGAGAGCAGGATCCCATGACCTACCAGCCGCAACCCGACCCGCAGCCGACCCACGGCCAGCCACCGGTCAAGGCGCCCAAACACAAGCTCACCGCCCCCACCTGGCTGATCGCGATCAGCATCACCCTGGTTGCCCTGTGCTGCATCGGCGTCGGAATCCTCGCCGTGGTCGGCGTCGCCGGCACCGACTTGGACGATCCCGGCCGCGACATCCGGCCGGAGACTGCCGAGCCGGTCGGCGACGGCGAGCCGGCCGACGAACCCGACGCGGTGTACCACGAGCCGGACGCCGAGGACTTCGAGCTGACGGTGAAGACCCTGTCGAAGGAATGCTTTGGCTCGGCCGGCTGCCTGATCGACTTCCGGATCGAGCTGGCCTACGTCCACACCGGCGGCGACCTCGACCCGGCGATCACATACGAGGTGACCTACGAGATCAGCGGCGGCGAGAGCTCGTACATCAACACACTGACCGTGACCGGCGACCAGTACTCAACGGAGGAGATGGAGTCCGTCAGCACGGCCTCCGACGTGGAGCTGGGTGTGGAGATCACCGACGTGTCGGAGCTCTGACCCCGGGCATGACGGAGGGGAGCCCTCCCGGGCCACAAGTCCGGGAGGGCTCCCACTCACCCGCCACCCGCCGCGCTCCGCCAGCGCAGCCAGTTATGCCATAGTTCGCACGCCTACGGCCGTTCGTGTTGCCCGCGTGCTGACCTGTATGCTTTTGGTGTGAACTGTTCAGTCCCGGACTGCGGCCGTGAGGTTGGCCCGAAAGACGCCAGAGGCTGGTGCGGACGCCACTACAGGAACTGGCGGAAGTGGGGCGACCCCAACACTATCAAGTTCCTGGGTCGGTGGGCGCCCCTTGAGGAACGCTTCTGGTTCTTCGTGGACCGGCGTGGCCCCGACGAATGCTGGCCCTGGAAAGGCTGGCAGGACCGGGCCGGCTACGGCATGTTCGCATGGACCGATGGCGGCAAGCGGCGCCGCAAGTTTGCTCACCGGTTCGCCTACGAACTGCTGGTCGGGCCTCTCGCCAGCGAGGACTACAGCGACCACATCTGCCACAAGCCAGACCAGTGCCAAGGTCGTAAGGGATGTCCACACCGGCTGTGCTGCAACCCGGCACACATCCGCCCCGGCCCCAACGCAGCCAACATCGTCCGAGGCCGGACCCACCACAACAACCGCTACAAGACACACTGCAAGCAGGGGCACCTGCTCGAAGGCGCGAACATCCAGCTTTACGGCCCGGATGGTACTTGGCGGCGATGCCTGCCTTGTCTGCGCGCGAAGTCACGGCGCAGGTCCCGGAAGCATGCCGGAAGTGCAAAGCCCCCCTCGCCAGCTCGGTGAGGGGGGCTTTCGCCGTTGCCTACGGCTTCTCGCACGCCGGCGGCTTGAACGCCGGGTCTCCGTTGCCGTGCTGGCCTGGTGCGCAGCTGTGGCTCTGTCCCGGTCCGGGGTTGGCGCCGGCTGGTGCCGCGAGTCCGGCCGCGGCGAGCAGTCCTGCCGCCACCGCCGCAATGATCTTGATCCGCATGGTTCCTCCTCCGCTTGGTTCCATTATCGCGCGGCTGCGCGGTGCCGACGCCGGTAGGCCAGCCAGAAATGCACCACCAGCCACAGGCTGAGCGCGCCGATCAGCGCGGCGGTCACCTCGCCGGGGATGTGCCGCACCACGAGCGTGGTCCACGGTTCGGTCGAAGCCGAGCTGTCGCACGCGGCGAGGATCTCCATGCCGATGACCAGCCCGGTGAGGCCTAGGAACGCGATTCGCCAACGGGTGGCCGCGCTCACCGGGCCGGCTCCAACTGCACACCCGGGGCCATCAGTCCGACACCCCGCAGCGGCACGGCTCGTACGGTTCCCCGCACCAGTAGGCGTGAGGGTCCGGAACTGTGACCGGCTCGGTCGGGCACCGGTCACCGGGTGCATGACCGCCGCGGGCCAGGAACACCGCCCGCTTGACCTCGGTCAGGCCGTCCCGATCCGCGTGAGCCTCCAACTGCTCACCGAGATGGGTCAGCAGCGGCGCCCACGCCTGCGGGCTACAGCAGGCTCTGGTCTGGCTCACCGCTGCGCCGCTTCCTGCTGGTCGGCCAGCCGGCGGTGCTCCGCCGCGGTCAGGTGAGGCAACGGCGCCGGCTGACCCACCCCGAACACGGCGCCGTACGTCACAACCGCCGCGATCGCCACCGCCACCCACTCCAGCGGGCTCACGGCACCATCGGCCAGCGCCCCGCCCAGCGTGCCCAGCCCGGCGAGCACCCCACCGGTGATCGCCTTCACCTGCTCCTTGACTGGTGTCACGTCCCCATCCCCCTCGCTCAGCTCAGCGGACCTTCATCGCGGCGGTTCCGGAAGCCGGACCGGTCATGAGGGCAAGCGTTGAAGGCCATGTCGTAGTCCACGCGCACGATGCGGCCATCGAGCACCCCGTAGTTAGACAGCTTGCCATCGCCCGGGTCCGGGTTCAGCTTGGGTAGTGGGCCAAGCTCGCCATTGTATTCACCGGACTTGTCCAGCGGCAGCGGTTGGCAGCGCGGGTACACCTGGACTAAGCCCCACAGCCAGGACTGGAGCACCGGACATAGTGGCTGGCCCTCCCATTGGCCAATGCCGGACCATTCGGCCTCCGAGTGGTTGCCGAGGTAGCCACGGGCCAGCGACCACAGCCGGGTCCGCATACCGCCCGAGTAGGCGCGCAGTGAGGGCACTTTGACCGCGTACCGGCCTGTGACCAGCACGGTACGAGTGGCACCCCGCAGCAGCCACATCTCCCCTATCCTTCCCGTTCAGCCGCACCTGAGGCTCGGCGGCTCCGGCAGGGTTCGCCGCCAGCGCATCCGGTGCCCTGCATCTCATCTCTGCAAAAGGATCACGGCGACCACTGCCCCGGCGACCGTCGCCAGGGTGCCGAGAACGGTGACCAGCTTCGCGATCGGCGACCAGCTCTGATCGCTACGGGCGCGGCGCGCCGCGTCAGCCTTCTCCAGCGCCGCAGCGGTCGTGATCACCGTAGCGTCGCGGGCGACCGCCTGATCGGCCATGCGCTGCACGGCCAGCGCCATCGTCTGCATCTCCTTGCTGATCTTCTCCAGCGAGCCATTTATGGATGCGAAATGGCGGTCATGCGAGTCCAGCCGCTCGGCGATCCCCCCGGCGGCCAGGCCCCGCTGGTAGTCGTCGTCAGCCGCGCTCATGGCTGCCCCCTCGTTGCATCAGGCCGGCGCCGGGGCCAGCCGGCGGGCGAGCTCGTCAACCACCGCGTCGGCGCCCAGCTCCGCCCGCTGGTCCAGAACCTCAACCAGGTCCGCGCGGACCTGCGCCAGCAGCTCGGCCCGGTGCCGGTCCAGCTCGCTACGTACTGCGGCGACCACGTCCTGGCCGGCGACCGCGGCGAGGATGGCTGCCTGCCCGGCTGCCAGCTCGGCCGCCCGGTCCGCGGCCCGGCGCGCCCACCGGTAGGCGTACTGCACCCAGGTCTGGGCCAGGTATCCATCGTCGCGGATGCCCGGGTACGCCCGCAGTACCGTCGCGTCCGGCGCCAGCCGCTCCACCCACACCTCACGTGCTTCCACGTCATCCTCCTGTAGCAATGCGGCGACCAAGTCGCGGAACCGGTCCATCGGAAACGTCGGGTCGCTCTTGTCTCCGGGCTGGTGCTCCTTGTGTCCGACCAGCCGGCCAGCCGTCCAGCCCATCCGGGCGCAGATCGCCGCCCAGCCGCGCGCGTACGCCTCGTACTGCACAGCCGGCCACGGCTCGGTCCGGTTATCGTTACACGCCTCGATACCGAGCAGGTTCGTGTTGCCGAGCCCGGCGGCCGGGCCGGCCCAGCCGGTCAGGGCGGTGTTGCACCGGCCCGACGCGAGCACATGCCACCGGCCCGTCCGGTCGACGCAGCAGTTGGCGATCGGCCCGGCCAGGGTGGAGTGGCCGTCGCGGACGATCCGCACCTGATCCTCATCGGCCTGGGTGCGTGGCGCGGCGGTGGCGTGGACGATCCCGTACTGCGGTGCCCACGGCTCGAACCCACGGGTCTGCCAGCCGGAATGCTCCACCACGGCCAGCCCGCCGGCGCGGAGCACGTCGGCCAACCACAGAGCACGCATCGCTCACCCCCTCATCTGCGTTGGGCCTGCAGGTCCGCCACCGCCCGCGCGATCGACGGGGCCGGCGAGTCCAACTCCAGTGTGACGGCCGCATCCGAGGCCCGGAACTCAACCGCCACCACCCGGAAGACACCCACACCATCCCGGGCGGTCGCGTTCAGCGCATCGGTGCGGGGCAGGATGCCACGGACCCGCAGCAGCGCACCTGGGCGGATCTCCCACGGGGCCACGGTCCGCCCGGCGACCAGGTCCCGGACCGGCCGGGCCACGGTCAGCCTGCCAGCATTGGGCGGCGCCTGGTGGTCGGCCAGGAAGTTGTTCCCGGCCGTGATCGCCGCCGCCGCCGACCCGGCCTCGCCCAGGTCCAGCGTCGCCTCCCGGGTCAGCCCGGCATCGTCCAGCGCGGGAACGGTGGAGGTGAACCGGAAGATGCTGATGGTCCCGCCCTGGTCCCTGAACCGGACGTTGACCGCGTTGTACAGCCCCTCGGCCGAGCCGGCCGCCGTATACCCGTCGCCGAGATCCGCCTCGTAGCGGACCTCGGCCGGCCACTGCGCCCATTCGAACCGGTACAGCCCACCCGCCCCGGACTCCCACGCCGCCCAATACCAGTCCGGGTACAGGCCCATCAGCTCTTCCAGTACGCCGGCCGCGTCGACCCCGTCCGGATAGGCCAGCTGGTCCAGACTCTCACCGAGCTGACCCACCTCCGCGTTCGGCCCGTCGAACTGGGGCAGCCGGCGGCCGAGCAGGTCCCGGATGATGTCCTCAACCGGCACCTCATCGGTGGCGTAGAAGGACGCGGTGGTGATCTCCGATCCGGCCGTGTCCATCAGAATGGTCCGCACCCGCAGATCCCAGAACCGCGCCCACCGGGTCTCCCCTCCCGCCAGGCCAGCGGCGTCGGCCGCCAGCCGAAGCTCAAGCCGGTCCTTCGGGTGGGTCCAGTCGGTTGTGACCCGCTTGTTCGACAGGCCCTGGACGAAGGCGGTCAGAATGTTCTGGCGGACCAGGACAGGTGACCCCAATCCCAGCCACACGTGGCCCTCCATCAGCCACTGTGAGGAGCCGGCCCCGCCCACCATCTGCCAGTTGACCCGGGCCAGCCGCTGGCCGGCCTGCTGTACCCACTTGCTGGTGGCCCGCACGGAGTCCGGGCTGGACCAGGTTCCCGACAGCGCCCCCAGCAGCAGCGCCGGCGAGCCGTCGGTGTGCTCGTCCTCGCTGATCCGGCCCGCTGCCTTGGTGGCCGCGGTCCGCTGCCAGTGCGTCAGGTCCCGGTAGGCGTAGACCAGCGGTGCGGTGATGTCCCGGGCGTGCCCGGCCGGGCCGATAGCGGTCAGGTCCCACACCTGCCCGTCTACGCCGGCCGACCGGCCCGGGTCCTCCAGCCGGCCCTCCCACACCACCCCCCCGTGCCGGCCGTCGGTGATCCGCAGCCGGCCGTAGTAGGCGATCTCACCCGGCTGCAAGCTCAGTGGCCGGTCTAGTGAGATGTTCGCCGAGGCGAACCCGCCGGGGATCGCTGACCGGAACGACAGGTCACGCACCTGCCGGGTCACCTGGGTGACCATCCGGCTGGTCTCCAGCGACACGCTCAGCGGGATCGTCAGGCTCATGTCGACGGCGGCCTCACGTGCAGGTACCGCGGCCAGTAGCTGATCTGCCAGTCCTGGGAAACGGCCACGTCGTTGGCCACGGTCGGGCCGACCCCCTCCAGGATGTACAGCCGGTTGGTGACCCCGGGTGACAGCATCGGCAGCCGACCAGAGACCCGGCCGACCCCGTTGTTCACCACCACATCACCGGTGTCCCGGTGCGCATACAGCCCGTCCAGGCTGGAGTCGAACACGACCCCCGAGTCGCCACTGGCGTTCCACGTCTCGGTCAGCTCAGTCAACGCCAGCGTGTCATCGGCCGGCACCCACAGCAGGTAGTCGACGTCCAGGCTGCCGGTGCCGGCCGGCCTGGACGCCCACAGCTCCACCCGGGTACCCTCGGCCGCCATCTCCACACCGGACGGGCCACGGGACCGGGCGTGGACACCCACCGGGATCTGCACCAGCCCCAGGTCGATCAGATGCAGGGTGGTGGTGAACGGGAGGGTCACCGTCGGCAGGGTGACCGCGGCCACCCCACCCGACTCCGGACCACCGGCCCGCAGCTGCACCCGGATCGTGTCCGTGCCGACCGTCTTACGCACCCGGGCGAAGACCCGGTAGGTGCCGCGGGCATCCACCGACGGCGACGCCGGCCACTGCATCAGGCTGAGCCGGGTCGCCAGCGTCGCCGTGCCGAACGTGCACCGCGACCAGTTGTTGCTGCCCCCGGAGAACGCGGCGTCGTTGGCCTGGGTGGTGGTGTCGGTGCCCTGGGTCATCGCCTCGGCCTGCAGCAGGTAGGGCACCCCGGACGGGTCGCCCCGCCGCCGCAGCGTGAACAGGTTCACCGCCAGTCCCACCAGCCCGCCGGCGCCGGCCACCTGCTTCTTGACCAGGGTCGGCGCCTCAACGTCGCCCAGCACCCCGGCGATGTCCACCCGGGTCGGGTTGGCCACCGCCGCCGCCGGGTCGTTGGCGATCGTGAACGTGCCCAGGTCCTGCTCTACACCGAACGCGAACGGCTCGGCGGGGATGTCCGCCTCGATCCGGTACCCGGTCTCCACCCTGAACGCGTTCAGCGCACTCAGACCCAGCCGCTGGGTGCGGAAGAACACCGGGTGGGTGACCGCCCGCGGCTGGTATTGCAGGATGTTTCCGTCCCGGTCCAGCTCCCGGGCCAGCCGCTGAATCTGCGTTGCCGCGGCGTTGTCGGTCAGCCCCTGCAGGACCAGCCGTAGTTGGATCAGCCGGTCGTCGTAGGCGGTGGCCGGGTAGTGGGCCCCGTCGGCGAGCAGGGTGGAGACCCGGGCGCGTTTGGGTGGTGGCGGGTCGAGCCGGGTGCCCGGTGCCACCCACCACACGTCCTGGTCATGAAGGTCCAGCCGGACGGTGGGGTTGGCGGTGATGGAATCCACGAACCGCATCAGCATGGCTCAGCCCGCCCTCCGGTAGTAGCCGGCCTGGAGGGCTTCGAGGCGGCCGCGGCCGCGGTCGTCGACGACCAGCCGGGCACCGTCCAGTGCCCGGCCGAGCATGGCGGCGAACTCCCGGCCGATCCTGCCCTCATCCATCGGCCGGCTGGTGCCGGTACGCAGCCCGGTGGACGGTACTGACAGCCCGGACTCCACCGCGGCGGCGGTGCGGCGGGCCTCCCGGCCGACGCCCTGCTGGTAGCCGCGCATCGTCTCCATCCCCAACTGGGCGAACACCTTGGACGGGGAGCCGATCCCCAGGAAGTTCTTGGCCGCGCTGACCGCGCTGGACACCGCGTCGCGGGCGGCCTGCGCCGCCCGGCCGATCATGTTGCGGATCCCGTCGATCAGCCCACGGATGATGTCCATCCCAGCGCCGAACAGCCGGCTACGCAACCGGCCAAGCGCGCCGACGATCCGGCCGGGGACACCACGCACGAACGACACCAGCGCACCGACCCGGTCGACCACGGCCGCCCGGGCCGCGTTGAACGCGGCCCGCACGGTGGTGACGATCTGCCGGATCCGGGTCACCACGGCGGTGATGTTGGCAACCCCGTTACGGACCCGGTCCTGGATGAACCCCCACACCGCCCGGACAACCGCGACCGCGATGTTCCACTGCAGCTTCCATGCCCGGACCAGTACCCGCACCCCGGTGAGGATCCCGTCCCACACCTTCTGCAGGAACGGCCACGCCGTGTTCACGAACCACTTGACGACCGCCGACACCACCACCTGGACGCCCTTCCACGCGGCGGTCACGATCTTCCGGAAGGTTTCGTTGTTCTTCCACAGCCAGATCAACGCGGCCACCAGCGCCGCGATGGCGATCACGACCAGCCCGATCGGGTTGGCCGCCAGCGCCACGTTGAACGCCCAGATCGCGACGATCACGGTCCGGATGAACATGAACGCCTTGAAGCCGATCAGTGCCGCCCCAAGGATCTGCACGAATGGGATGAAGAAGTCCTTGTTGCGGGATATGAACCCGGCCAGCTTCGCCAGCCCGGGCACGACAGTGCCGCCGATGAAATCGCCCACCGCGGCCAGCACGGTCCGCAGACGGGGCAGCCACACCGCCGCAAGCTCCCGCACCCGCGGTACCACCTCGGCCGCCACGAACTGCCCGAACCGCTTCACGGCCGGCAGCACCTTGCCCTCCAGGACCGGCATGACCTTCTCGGATAGGGCGCTCGACAGGGCGTTGATGGCCGGGAGCACCAGCTCACCCAGGGTGCCCTTGAAGTTCGCCCACGCGGCGGCGGCCTTCTTCGCCGGGTCCGCGGCGGCGGCGCCCGCACCGCCGAACTCCTTCTCCAGCTCCTTAAGGATCAGGGTCTGAGCGCCGGCCGTGTCGCCGGCCTCGACCATCGCCGCGATCTGTTTCTTCTGCTGGTCGGTGAACGAAACCCCGACGCGGGATAGGGCAGTGATGCCTTTGATCGGGTCGTTGAGCGCCTTACCCAGCTGGATTGATGAGGACTTCAGGGTGGATGTGTTGACCTCGCCGTCGTTCAGTGCGGCGGTCATGTCCACTATGGCAGCCGAGGCCCGGTCGAAAATCTTGTGCGGTCCGGTGTTCTTGATGTTGGTGAACGTTAACAGCAGATTGGAGCTGGTCTGGATTGTGGACTGTGCCACACCGTTGGTCTTGGACAGGCTGGCGGTCAGCTTGGCCACCTGCCCGGCGGTGACCCCGGCAGCCCCGCCGGTGGTCTTGATCGCCTGCGCGGTGATCGCCGCAACCCGCACGTTTTCCCGGCCGGCGCCGATCACGTCGGTCGCGAAGTCCCGCACCGCCCGCAGGCCCTGCTGCACCAGCTGGGCGGACAGGATCGCCTTGAACGCTCCGGCGAACACGGACCCGCCGCGCTGCCCGGCGGACTTGATCCCGGGGATGTCCGGCTGCCCCCGCACGGACAGGAACGCCTCGCCGATCTTAGTGGCCACCGGCGATCACCACCTCACCACCGAGCCCGGCCACCCGGACGGCCCGATCCCCACCACCGGCCGGCCGGGCCAGGATCGTATCCAGGCGGCCCGGGTCATCCGCGCCGAGCAGCCGCAGCAGGTCCCGCCGCCACAGCCACTCGTCCAGCAGCACGTACAACACGGACAGCCCCTCCCGGGCTTCCTGCCCCATCAGCCAGCCGAGGCCCGCTGGACCGCCTCCCTCAGCTCCGCCTCCCGCTCCAGCGTGAGTGGCTCCTCCCGCAAGCTGCCATCGGATGAGATGACCCTCAACGTAGGCGGGGTGGTCGGCGGCCCATCGGCAGAGACCGAGGGCCGCTGCGTAGGGTGCCCAGATCGTGCCCCCATGATGTCCTGCATGATCCCCATCAGGGTGTCGTCGTCGGTGCCGTGTGCCCGGCAGTGCCGCCGGAACCGGTCGTACTCGCAGCCGGTCCGGTGGACACGCTCACACGAGCACCCGAACAGGCCCCGGAAGAAGTCGCCGACCGCCACGGCCCCCTCCGGGCTGTCAGTGTCGACATCAGCGAACCGGGCCAGCTCCATCACCTCGAGCAGCGACAACCCACCAGCGGCCACGAAGTGGACCTCGTCCAGGTCGAACTCGACCGCGGCGGCCGGCTTGCTGGTGTACTGGCGGCGGCTCATCAGGCCCTCGCCGGGCTAGCGAAGATGGTCTTGAACGGCGCGGCCCCGACCGGCTTCTCACACCGCAGCTCGAACGGGATCCCCGACTTGGCGGCGCCCTTCCTGCGGGCCATCTCCACCGACCCGGTCGACAGGCACTGCCGGAAGACCCACCTCTCCTCCGCGTCGTCGGACTCCCACCCGTACATCCGCCTTGTGAGCGTGCCGAACGCGGGCGGTTCGAAGGTCACGAACCCGGTGCCGGTGGTGATGATGCCACCGTTCAGGGACCGCTGAAGGTTGCTGGCGGTCACCTCGGCCAGCACGAACTTGACCATGATGACCCGGCCTACCGCCTCCACCGACACCGGGTCAAGCTCTTCGGCGACCTCGACATCCTCGGTGTTCAGCTGGTAGGAGAAGTCGGAACCTTCGTGGGTGTAGCCCAGGGCCACCCACGCCGCCACCCATCCGGTGGCCAGGTCGTTCGGCTCGCTCGAGCCGAGCGCGGCCTGGTAGAGCGTGCCCGGGCCTAACGCGATCGCAGCAGGGTTACCCATCTCTCACTCCTATGTGTACGTGTACCGGTCGAGCACGTCGCGGGCGAACCGCTGCGGCGGCTGGGTACGGGTGCCGAACTCGGGGAAGATCAGGTAGCCGTGTTCGGCGTCCCACCCGGCGCGGAACTGGCCACCCCGGTCGGGGCGGGCGGCGATCGAACCGGCGGCGGCGCCGGTGTCCCGCGGCGCGCGGTTGGCCACCTCGGCCGCCATCCCCTCGGCCGCGTCCCGCACCGCGGCGAGCACCTGCCGGTCCTCGCCCAGCCTGGCCAGGGCGGCCTCGTCCCAGGAGATCCGCAGCTCAGTCAACCCGGGCCACCTTCTCCTGCCAGCCGTTGCGGATGATGTTGTCGACCGGCACCCGGTCGCCTGGGTTGTGGGCGCGGATCCCGCCGACGTACAGCGGCACAATCGCCGTGTACACGCCGGGTGGCAGCCCGGCCTGGGCCGGCTCGGCCGCCGGTTGCGCGCGTTTCCTACTCTCCGCCACGTCCGTCTCCCTACAGCTGCAGGACCGCGATACTGAGCCCGGTCGGGGTGGTGTCGTAGGTGATCGCGACCAGCCCGTCCGCGGCGGCGAAGATGTGCGCGGGGAACGGGCCGAGCATCTTGTCTCCGGTGGTGGCCGGGACCACCGCGACCATGTCGGCGATGTCGAGCTCCTCCACCTTCCCGGCGGTGGCGAACGTGAGGGTCCGCTCGGTGCCGGTGTTCTTCACGTGCAGGAACACGCTGGCACCGGGTGAGAACTTGTCCCCGCCGACGGCGGTCGCGTTGTAGGTGGGCGTGACCCCGTTGCTGGTCCGCACCACCCGCTGAGTGTTGAACGTTGTCACCGCTACCCTCCTGGTTGGATATACGACTCGACGCTGATCTGGTAGGACAGGGTCGACACCGCTTGGTCGTCGGTCGGGGAGTAGTCGCCCTGGCCTCGCAGCAGCCGCGCCACCGAGCTGCCCCCGGCCAGACCCGGCTGGGCGGCCAGCAACGCCCCGATCTCGTCGCCGATCGCCTCCGCCCGGGCATCGGTGGCCCGGATCGGTTCGACCGCATCCGGCGGCGACGCCGCGATCCGGATATGAACCCCCACGGTCGCGGTCTCCTTGACCAGCCGGTGCCGCTGACTGTCGACCGCGTCGTCGGTGCCCGGCTGGTCGAAGGTCACCCCGCCGCCGTACACGCACTCCATCGCGGCGGTGTTACCCGGCCAGGAGTAGGCGACCTGGACCCCGGACAGCGCGTTACCCGGCTGGGCCGCCCGCTGGACCAGCCGGTCTACCACCGCCCGCTTCGCCGCGTACGCCGCCGTCGTCATGACGCGAGCCACACCTTCGGGTGGCCCTCGCCCTTGTAAGCGGCGTCGACCTCCGGCCAACCGGTCGAGTGGGGCCCGGCCGCGGCCAGCCGGTAGATCCCACCCTCGGTCACCGTGAACGACACGGCCCGCTCGGGGATGGCCGACCGGGCAGCCGCGATGTACGACCGGAGCCGAAGGATCGCCGCGTCCTTAACGGTGACCGGTGGTATGCCCAACCCGTGCTCATACTCGACCAGCACGTTGCGCCTCCCTCTCGGCCACGTCGCACCGTCGTCGCGTGCCAACACCCCTTCGGGCAGCGGCGCGACCGCGGCCAACTGGTCGACGCTGAGTGTGGTGAACGTGCCACCGGCCCGGGCGGCCGTGGCGGCCGCGCGCACCGCCCGCAGGTCCATGTCCGGAACCACCAGCTCACTGGTGCCGGACCCGTCGAGCAGGAACCGGGCGAAGCGGGGGACGAACGCCCGGCCGGCGATCCGTTCGGCCTCCTGCTCCACCCCGGTCCGCTTACCGGCCAGCACCGCGTCCGGGTAGGTGGTGGTGCTGGCCAGCGTGGCATGGGCGGACCGGGCCTCGGCCAGCCCGAACACGAACCCGCCTACGATCTCCACCACGTCCCGCACGGTGATGGCCGCCCCGCCCAGGCTGCCCGACCAGTCCACCGTCAACGTGTCCACCGCAGGCTGCTCGTCGACCTCGAACGTGTACACCCCGGAGCCCAGACCGGCCGCGGCACCGGAGGTCACGGCGGTGCCGTCGAGCCGCTTCACGGTCACCGTCACCGGGCCGGTCGCATCGGTCGGAACCGACCCCACGAAGAACGTGTGCGCCAGGGTGAACCGGGTCGTGACGAGCTGCCGGATCAGGTCCACGGCTCACCCACGTGGATGATCCCCCAGCCGTACCCGTCACCGGTCGGTGGCCGGACGGTCGAGGTGATGTGCCGCTCGGCCAGCTCGGGCCAAACCTGATGCACCTGCGCCCGCGGGTCGGTGCGGCTGTCGATGTCGTGCATGAGGATCAGCCCGCCGGAGCGCACCAGCGGCCCGAAGTTGGCCAGGTCGGCCCGCACCCCTTCAGCGCTGTGGTCCCCGTCCAACACGAGCACGTCGACCGGGTCCCCGTCGAGCTGGTCCCGCAACCACTCCAGCGCCGCCGGGTCGTGGGAGTCGCCGATGTGCACCTGCGCCCCATGGCAGGCCAGCGGCCGGGCCGACCCTCCCGCCGCGTACGAGTTGTCGGCCAGGGTGATGCCGTACACGGCATCACACAGCTGCCGCCACGCGAACAGCGTGCCGCCCGCGTCACACCCGATCTCCACGATCGTCTGGGGCCTGACCCGGGCGGCCTCGGCCAGCGCCACCGCCAGCTCGTCCTCCCGCTGGGATGCGTGATGCTCGTGGCGGGCGGCCTTGGCGACCACGGCCGCGTCCACCGGCGCCGGCTCCACCGGCCGGCAGATCAGGTAGTCGGCCTTCGCCGGCTCAGCCCGCGGACCCTCCGGGCTCCAATGGGTCTGGTAGCTGAACGCCACCTCCCACTGGTAACCCAACCGGCTCAGCGTCTCCTCCAGCTCGGCCCGGGTGTAGTACCCGCAGTAGTCGTGACACTCCACAAACAACACCGGGTGGTGCCGGGACAGCAGCCCAGCCATGCCCCGCAGCGCGTGCAGGTCGGCGCCCTCCACGTCCAGCTTCACCAGGTCCAGCCGGTCCAGGTGCCGCAACTGGGGGCTGGTGTCCAACCGCATACCCGCAACCCCGGCCGTATCCGGTTTCCCCGGCACGGTGCGGGTCGACCCGCCGCCGGTGTGAGCGTGGGGGTCGTCCAGGCGTAGCCAGGCGACCTCATCCCACGCGGCGAACTCCAGCACGCTCACGTTCCCCAGGTCGTTGACCGCCACGTTGCGGCGCAGCCCGCTAGCCGCGTCCGGGTTCGGCTCCACCGCGAACACCTGGGCCGCCTTGCCGGCCAGCCGAAGCGCCCAGTGCCCGACATGCGCCCCGACGTCCAGCACCACCCCACCGGCGGACAGCAGGCCGTCGACGATCGGCGCCAGCTCGGCCTCGTGCTCGGCCAGGCCCAGGTAGTCCTCGCTGCCCGTACCGCGGTCGACCCACAGCAGACCGTCGGCCTGCCGCACCCGCACCTGAGGGCGCCCCGGCGCCCTCGCCGCATCATCACCACGGCGGGCCAACGCGTCGGCCAGGTGCTTCAAAGCCGGCTCCCAATGCTCGGCCAGCACCCGGTCGGCGTCATACTCCTGGGCGAACGCCCACGCCTGCGCCCGCATCTGCTCATCACGAGCCCGGTCGTACGCCTCCTCGTAGGCGGCGACGATCGAGGCGATGAACGGCCGGCGTGCCCAGGCGCTCTGCGAGTCGTGCCACATCGGCTCCCCGGGCACCTTCCACCCGGCGCCGACCAGCTCCGGCATAGCCGTGGTGTCGGTAACGATCACCGGGGTACCGCACGCCTCAGCCTCGACGATCGGGACACCGAACCCCTCACCCCAGGAGCAGTTGGTCAACACGTCCGCGGCACGGTAGATGTCGGCGATCGTCGACGCGGGTACCCCTACCTTGTAGGCGTACTGGTCGGTGAACCAGTACGAGCTCTCGGGGAAGTCGGACAGCAGGTGGCGGATGTCCACCCCGTACGGTGAGGTCACGTCGGTGTGGATCGCCAGCACCGCATCCGGATGCTTCCGATGTAACTCACCGAAGGCCAAGATCTGCTCGTAGAACGCCTTCCGCGCCCCGTCCTTACCCACGTTGGCGGCCACCATCGCCACCACGAACGCATCCGCGGGCAGCCCCACCCGGCCCCGGGCCTCCGCCTTGTCCCCCGGGCAGAACACGCTGGTGTCGATGCCGTGGGGGACGTACAGCGGCTTGAACCCGACCTCGGTCAGCGCCCGCTCCCCGAACCGGGACATGGCGATCGGGATCGCCCCCATGGTCTGAAACCAGTCGACCACCGCCGGCGGCACGTGCTCGTGGTCGACCGGCACCCACGCGGCGACGTTCATCTCAGCGAGCAGCGGCGCGTTGAACGTCCACACGTCCCCGAGGGTGATGATCAGCCCCTGGTCGGCAACCGTCCGGAAGCTTTTGCCGGGTCCGCCGCCGAAGTGGTCCACCGCGTGGGGCACGATCACGTCCCCGCCGTAGGACTTGGCGTAGGCGGGGTAGCAGGTAATGCCCCGCCAGTTCAGCTTGGCGCCCATCAGCCCGTAGTAGGCGGAGATGGCCAGGTCGTGCCCGAGGGCCTTGATCCGCGGCGCGAAGGTGGCGGTCTGACTTCCGTAACCCGAACCAACCCAGGGGGCTACCGAATGCCACAGAATCTTGGTCACGGTACCAACCCACTCGGGTCGAAACCTTGAGTCAGCTGAGCTGCAGCCTTCTTGGCCGCACCCAGATCCGCGTACCCGCCGTTCAGCCACAACCAGCTGCTACCGACCTTGACCATGACGACATGAACGCCGCTAGAACTCTCCGCACCAACCCGCTCGACAAAACGCCAGTTGATCCACTCTCCGTTGCTCAAAAGGGCGAACGATTCGTTCATTTCTTCACCCCCTCTACAGCTGAGATCTCGTCGCGGAGCCGGTCAGCGCCCCACCGACGATCAACACGAATGCCCAGCAGCTGCGCCTGACTGCGTAGCCCGGCCAGTGGATCGGCCAGCTCCGGCTGCCGGGAGTCCTTGACCTCCCGGTCGGCAATCTTGTCCACCATCTCAGGCTGCTCCGGGTCCGGCTCGGGGTCCTCGGCCAGGATCTCCACCTGACCAACCCCAGCCAGGTACCGCATGTGGGCAACCGCGTCCCGGTCGCCATCGTCGACCACACTGACCGTTCCCTCGCCAGCGGCATACGTCCGGCCGTCCAGCCACCGGCTGTTCACCTGAGTGATGGTCCTGATCCTCATCAGTTGCTTCCTTCCGTGTCCCCCTGCGGACGAGTCCCGGCCCCGCCGGCCCATCGGGGGGGACACGCCGGCGGGGCCGGGACGACTTAGAGCAGGTACTTCGCGAACGCGGCCGGGCGCATCACGTCCCCGCCGACCCGCATCCGGAACAGAAACGCGACCAACCCCAGCTCGGCGTACCGCTCGTTCAGCCGCTGGACGGTGATCCGCTGCCGGTCAGCGATCACATACCCCAGGCTCGGGTCGCCGAAGACGACCGACGGGTCCACTACGGCCGCCGACGCACCCATTGATGGCAGCCCTTCAAGGTTGAAGAACCGCTTGCCGAACAGGGTGTCCGGCTCACCCGCCCGCACCGAGGGCTGCCACAGGTAGTTGCTGTTCGCGTCCTTCAGCAGCGCGATCGCTTCCGCAGCGTCGTTGCCCGCAAAGTAGGCCCCGTTGGGGCGGAACCGGGACGGCACCCGGTACTGCAACTTCTTAAGGTCGTCCCCGATGGGGGCAGAGGCAGTGCTCGCGGTCACCCCCTGGGTGATCTGGTTCGCGGCGGAGGTGGCCCGAGCCGCCAGACCCCACGGCTTGGACACACCGTTGCCGGCGGCGAACGCGTCGTCCTCCATCTCGGCGGTCTTCTGACCGACGATGTCCTGGATCAGGGCGACAATGTTGGCGTCGGTGTCGGCGAGCTCGTCCACGCCGATCCGCGACATGGCGGTCAGGTCGTGCACCTGAACCACGTCGACCGGCGTGTTCGGCACCACGTTCGCATCCACGGTTGTCGAGGTCAACTCCAGCTGGCCCCAACCTGCGGTCGCACCGGTCAGCGACCGCAGGTCCACCTTGTTTGAGGTCGTCGGGCGGACCAGCGGACCGGAGCCACGGAACACCCCGAGGTGGGGCAGGGTCTTGAAAATCGGGCCGGCGATGTCATGCGGGACGATCACCTCACCGGTGGCGTCCTCCACCAGCGACGCCTTCTCGGCGGTGTCCAGGCTCTCGAACCAGGGCTGCCCCCGGGTGCCGTGCCGCATCGCCTTGGCGAACAGCTCCACCTGGCGCCGCTTGCGCACCTCGTCCAGGTAGTCACCGCCCTTGCCGACCTGCTCGGCGGCCGTGGCGGCCTCGGCCTGCAGCGCGGCCGGGACCTGGTCGGGGGCTGCGGCCCACGTGTCCATGTCGTCCTGCTGCTTCTCCAGCGTGGCAAGGTCCCGCAGCTTGCGGGCCTCACCCAGCAGGGTGGACATCTTGGCCGCGTCCTCGGCCGGGATCTTCGTCGGGTCCGGGTGCCGGTCCCGGATGGTGCGGGCGAGGTTGATGCACTGCATCGACTTCTCGATCAGCGACTTGTGCCGTTCCTGACTCACTGCCCTTACCCTTCGTCCAGCTCGACCATCAGCTGGTCGAGCGCCGTGGATGTGTTGGCGGCCTCTACCGAGGCCATCAGGTCGGCGAGTGAGTCAGATGTCGAGTCGCCGCCGGCGCCCTCGCCGGTTTCTCCGATCAATTCCAGAGCGTACCGTGCGCTGCTCTGGGGGTCTTCTACGTGACTGGGCTCAGGTGCCGTTGCCGGGTCCAGGTGGCGGTAGCCGCCGGCCAGCGCCGGGCCGTAGGCGGAGGTCACCAGCCGGTCCACCGCGGCCTTACTGGCCACCGGGTCTGAGATGGCCAACGCCGAGCGCATGTCATCAGACCAACCACCGGGCAGGTCCAGGCCCGCGGCCGCCCGGGCGTTGAAGTCGTCCAGGTGCGCGCGGAGGTGCTTCTCCGCAGCGGTGCGGGCGGTGTCGTCGAATCCCTGAGCCGTTGGCAGCCGGGCCAGCGCGTTGCGGACCGCGGCGATGTGAGCCGGGCCCGGGCGGCCGTCCTCACCCACCACGTGGTGCGGCAACGCGTAGGCACCCTTCGTGTCCGGGTCGACGCCGGGGCGGGCCATCGCGTACATGCCACGCAGGGTGGCGGCGGTGTCCTTGCTGATCCGGGCCACGTTGGCGCCGGCGTCCCACCGGCCCGCGTCTGTGACCGCGGTGTGGTGCACCGGCATGCCGGACTTCGCCACGGTCAGCATCGCCTGCATGTTCACCGGGTAGCCGGTGAGGGTGATCTGCAGCAACCGCCCAAACTCCTCGATCACCCGCACCTCCCGCCCGCCGCGCATGCCAGTCGACCGCTTCGCGATCGTGGCCAGGAACGACATGCCGCGCAGATGCCCCTCGATCGCCTTCTTGCGGGCCGATTGCGCATCGGGGTCTGCCGACACCTTGGCGGCGAACTTCAACCCATGAGCGTCCTCAAGTCCCCGCACCATCGAGCCGATGATCGCCCTCGAGTCCGGGCCGTGTGTCTCTACCGACAGCGGAACGACGCTCTTGGTGGCACGCCACCGGGCCAGCGCCGGCTTGAACGCGCCCCGCGCGACCACGTCGTCCTGCTCGTCGACGACGTCGAACACCGACGCGTAGCCCTCGAGCATGCCCGAGTCGCCATTGGCCTTGGCGGCGGCAAGGTCCCACACGACAGGCGCGCCGAACAGCAGCTGCTCATCCATGGCCGATCTCCTCCATCGCTTTCAATCGCTGCAGCTCGTCACGGGACAGCTCCACCCCGAACTCCGCCGCCAGCAGCCCGAGGCTGGCACCCACCTGGTTGCCGCCCGCGGGCGGCGGGTCGCCGGCCGGCTGCGGCACCACACCGGACGGGGTCAGGAACACGTCCCCGCCGGCGGTTGCCGGCAGGCCGACGATCTGCCGGAAGTCGTTGCGGGTGATACCCCCGCGGGCCAGCGCCTCGGTGGCCCGCTGCCACCGCGCACCCTCGGCCTCCTTCAGCGCCAGCACCCCGGAGTTGTCCCACTCCACCGCCACCCGCCGTCGGCCGACACCGGCGAACCGGGGCAACAGCCGCGACCGGACCGGCTCGACAAACCGCCGCTGTTCGGAGAACATCGCCTCTTCCCAGAAGCTGAGCCGCGCCTCCCGGTAGTCCTTGTACGCGTTGTGGGTCAGCCCCAGCTTGGTGCCCACCAGGATCGGCTCGACCCCGAAGGACATGCACACCCGCGCCTCGGACACCTCCCGCAGATCAGGGAACTCGAGGTCGGTCATCGTGTACGCCAGCTGGTGGACCTTCATCCCCTTCTGCAGGAACGCCGGGTCGCCCCGGTTGGCGCCGCCGAACGCGTTCCGCCACCGGGCCTTCAACCGCTTGTGTAGCGTGTCGGTGACCTCCGACTCCGTCTCGATCACCACCGACGGCATCGCGTGGTTGCGCAGCAGCGTGTCGACGAAGTCCGTGGCCGCGTTGTCCAGGGTCACCGCCCGGGCGGCCGGGCGAAGCGGCGGCTGGCCGAAATAGCGTGCCGCCGGGTTGTTCGGGTTCGGGTTCGGGTACCGGATGCGGATCATGTACTCGGACGCGTGCTGCGCCCGTGGGGAGCCGGCGTCCGGGATAGGCACCATCAGGTCGGGCCGGTCCGGGTTCGGCCGGTACACCCACACGTAGTCGGCCGGGTTCCGCGGGTTGGGCAGCACTGCGACCAGGTCCGGCCGCACCGGCCACAACTGGCTCGGAAGCCCGTCGCGGCCGTTCACGGCCAGCCAGAAACACGTGCCTGCCAGGTCCTTGAACGTGACGGACAGCTCGAAGAACTCGAACTCGTCCGTGACCGGGTTCGGGGTCTCGAACAGCTTCCGCAGCCGGTGGTCACTGAGCGCCAGGCCGTTGCCGGCGGGGGTCGGCGCCGCGCCGTACGGGTAGACCCGTAGCACCGACTGAGGCAGCGACTCGGCCCGGTACCGGATGCACGAGTAGACCAGCTCGTTGCGGCCGTACCCGTTGACCGCATAGTTCGGGTAGGACCCGTCCTGCTCGAGCATCCCGGCCATGTTCGGCCCGCCCGCGCCGGTCCCGGACGGCAGGCTCATGAACCCCTGCTGTCGGCCGTCGACCAGGGCCACCTGTTTGCTGGCCTGCTGCGGCGGTCCGGTCAGCCAGCCCACGCCGGTGCCTTACGCATTCCAGCCGGTGAGCATGGACATCCCGCCCAGGACCAGCCCGGCGGCCACCAGCCCGGCACCGGCCCCCAGCGACATGGCCACCCCGACCGGGGCCAGCACCGCCGCAGCCGGCGCGGTCACGATGGCCACCCGGCGGCGGCTGCCGGCGACCCACCGGCCGGCCGTGGCGGTTACCACCCAGGCCCGGGTACCGACCCGGCCGACCCACCCGGCCACCGTGGCCGGGGTGGGGATCACCCACAGCGCGGCCGCGGCGGCCAGCAACGCCCAGCCGGGTCCGGCGAGCACGCCCACCCCGGCCACGGCGCAGCTGGCGACCAGCACGGCACGCAGTCCGGCGACCCGATCCACGGCCGCATCGTAACACCAGGTCAGCAGGTTCTACGGTTTAGGATGGCGACAGCCGCAAATTTTACGGTTTCGGCTCGGTGGTAGTGGTGGGAGGAGAAGAAAATGGCGAACAGTACCGCGGCGTTGAACGCGGGCTACTCGGGGGTTGCCGGCACGGTCACCCAGATGTCCATGCACACCGGTGCCGGCCCTGGGGCCACCGGCGCTAACGAGGTCACCGGCGGCACCTACGCCAAGGTCGCCAAGACGTACAGCGCGCCCACCGCGGGCGCCGGCGACGTGGCCAGCTCGGCCGCGTTCAACATCCCGGCGGGGGTGACCGTGACCGGATGGGGGGCGTGGAACGGGGCGACCTACCTTTTCGGGGAGCTGCTGGCCGCATCACAGAACTTCGCCACCGCGGGCACGTACACGCTGAACAGTGCCCCCTACTCGGCCAGCTAAACCCCAACCACGTCACAACTGTCACCTTAGGAGGATGGCATGGCCGCCGGATACAAGGCCCTGACCACGAAGGACCAGATCAACAAGACGATCGGCGGGATCTCGGTACGGCTGCGCGAGATCATGAACGACATCGAACAGTTCGACGCGTTCTTCCAGCAGGAGGGGGTCGCGGGCCTGGTCGCCAACTTCGGGTTTGACCCCACCGACACGGTCGACGCGCCAGATGCGAACATGATCGGAACGGTCAACAACAAGTACGCCCAGCTGCGGCAGATCTACCTGGGCGCCCAGACTGTGGACCCTGCTGTGAACTTCCGCGAGTTCGCGCCACATGTCGAAGCCCTGTTCTAGGGGGAGCCTGACCTCCTATGCCGATCGTCCGTAGGCTCAGCGACACCGACGACATCGCGTTCTCCACTGGGCTCGGTGGCGTCGATGGCCTGGCCTACGGCACGATCGCGATCCTGTTCCGGCCGGCGGTAGACCCGGTCCTACGCTGGATCGTGACCCTGCACGACGCTGTCGGAGCGTCCCTGGGCGCTATCGGGGTGCTGGGTGGGGATCCGTTGCTTCTCTGGCAGGGCGGCGGTATCTGGGGCACGGAAGGACCAGCCGTCACCATCGGCGACTGGCACCTGCTGGTCGCACGCAAAGACACGGGAGATGTGCGTCCCCGGTGGAGCCTGAAGAACGTGGCCACAGGTATCTGGGTGCACGAGGATGGGACCGAGACCCAGCTGGACTGGACCCCGCCAACCGGTGGCAGCGTCCGGACCCTGGACGCGGCTTCCGGGTATGGCGCGAGCAGCGACTTCGCCGCCGCGGCGATCTGGGCGAACTCCCTGCCGTGGGCGGCCGATGCCGGCGGAGACGCCGCGATCGAGGCGGCGGGCCTCGATGAGCACCTGGACTTCTGGCTGGACGCCGAGCCGTCGTCCGGTTGGGAGTTCAGCCAGCCCGACGCGCTGCTGTTCGTGGAGGACTTCACGCTCAACCGGGCCGATGAGACCACGGCCGGCGTCGGGGTTCCGACCAACGTAACCGACCTCGATTTCATCTACGCCACCGCCAGCCTGCTGGCCCTGTCCCGGAACTACCTGCGCAGCACCCAGGACGAGCCAGGCGCCGGCGGCACGGTCTTTGACCTGTCAGAGACCCAGGGCACCGCCACCACTATCGGCTCGGGCAGCATCAGCTCCGGCAGCTTCACCAAGGTCCTGGAGTTCTGGCGAACTGTCGACGCGACAGTGGAAGCCAGCCTGGCCATCAACACATCGATCGCGATGTCAGCGGTCTCGGCCAGCACACTCCAATACCAGTGGATAGTGCACCGGTACAACAGCGCCGGCGTATTGCAGGAAAGCTCCACACCCTCCGCCGCGCACAACACGGTCGGCGTGAAAACACAGACGATGATGCTCGCCGGTCCGTTCGCCGCCGGCGACAAGCTCGCGTTGAGCATGTGGCTACGCAAGGCCGGCGGCGGCGGATCCCGCAGCTTCACCCTGAGCATCAACCACGCGTTCTCGTTCGTGGAGTTCTCGGTAGCCGAGGCCGGCCCGGAGGAACACTCCGGTACCGGAACCGCCGACAGCATCACCCTGACCCCCGGCTCGGGCACCGGCACACCAGCCACCACCGGCGCCGGGCAGCCCACCGACACCACCCTCACCCCGGCCGACGGAGCCGGAACCCCCGCCATCGCCGGCACCGGCACACCGGCCAGCCTCACCCTCACCGCCGACACCGGAACCGGCTCCGCCGAGGGCGGGCCGGAGGAACACTCCGGCAGCGGCACCCCAGCCACGCTCACCCTGGCCGCCGACACCGGGACCGGGACACCGGCCACCGCGGGCGCCGGGCAGCCCCCCGGCCTCACCGTCACCCCGGCCGTTGGCTCGGGCACCCCCGCGGTCGCCTCGCCCGGAAACCCGGCCGGGCTCACCCTCACCGCCGGCGCCGGCGCCGGTACCGCGGACGAACCCGGCGGCGGGTCCGGCCAACCAGCCGGCATCACCCTGGCCACCTTGTCCGGCGCAGGCACACCACAGGTCACCGGAGCCGGAACCGCGGCCACCACCACCCTGACCACCGACCCGGGGGCCGGAGCACCAGACCCGGCCGGCCCAGGCACGGTGTGCACCCTCACCCTGACCGCAACGGCCGCCGCCGGCACACCCACAGTCACCGGCCAGGGGACCGGGGCGCTGCTGCTGCTGCTCGCCCAGGAATCGCCGCTGCCGTTCGAGCCGATGCGCCACGCCCTCGACGGGTCAACCGTCACAGTCGGCGCGATCGGCGGCAGCACCCGCAGCGTCGGACCCGAATAGGCGCCCGGGGGTCGGGATCAGACGAAGATGTCCGGCTCCGGCGCAGGCGCCCCCACCACCAGCAGCCCATGCAACGCCAACACCACCACGTTCAAAGGCAACACCGCCGCCGGCGCGCCCTTACCCACGAACACGAACGCCCCACCACCCAGGTCGTACCGGCGGGCCGACGCCATCGCCCGGTCCAACGACGGCTGCCCCAGATGATGCACCCGCAACCCGTCATCCGGCCCCGGATCCACATCCCCGTCCGACCCCGGCCGGTGAGCACCCGTCGCGTCGAAAAACCGGCCACACGCCCCCGCCACATCCCCCAACCCCGGCGTCAGCACCTCAACCCCCCGGTTCCGCAGCGGAACCACCAACGACCCGGCCGGTCGAGATCGGCCAATCACCGTCGCACACGGCCGGTGCGACTCCACCAACTCCACCAACCGCCGCTGCACCCAGTCCACCCCCCGGATCGTGTCCGGCACCTGCCCACCCGGCTCCACCAGCTCAACGTGGTAGTGCCCGTCCTCCCGCCAACCAGCCGCCCCGATCCACGCCTGCTCCCGGTCGTCGGAAAACTCCACCGCCAACGCCGGCACACCAACAATCTGCGAACCCGGGTCGTACCGCTCATCCCACACAATCTGCGGCAGCAACGTCCACCGCGGCATGGTCTCCATCGGCTCCCACCCCAGATACTCCGCGCAGAAATCCACCAACGGCATCCCCGACTCGAAATCATCCCGGACCGTCCGCTCCGACACCGTGCGCCCCAACCCCGGCATACACGCCCGCCACGTCACCGGATCCCCCGGATCCCAACCCTCCGGTGCCGTGAAGTCGAAAAACGCCACCCCACTGGTCGAACCCGCCTCCACCCGGGCCCGACCCTGCAGCCGCTTCGCCGCCAGATACGGCCACTCCCCCGGCCGGCACCTCGACAACCCCGGGATCATCGACAACACCCACAACTGCCGCGACCAGCGGGTCATCATCGCCGGCCGCAACCCCAGCTCCGTCCGGTTGTCCGGCCTCGACCACGCCTCATCGACCACCGCCAGGTCCACCGAATCACCGGTCCCACCCGTCTTCGACGTGGTCGCCTCCGGACACCACGTCGCGTCGTTATTCCAGATGATCGCCTCAAAGTTCCGCTGCCGCCGCACCGTGAACCGCCGCCGGTACGCCGAACGCTCCAGCCGCTTCACGTGAACATCACGCCACCGCGCCCGAGCCTTATCCGCCGTCTGCGAGGTGTACATCACCCGCTGCGGATCCGGCACCTCCACCGGCACACCCAACTCCCGCCGCACCCACCCAGCCAGCGCCCGGTCAAACCCCACACACCGATGCGTCAACACCGGCAACACAAGCTCTGTCTTCCCCGTAACCTGCCGCGGCCCGATCACGATCACCTGCGAATAGGCCAACTCCCCCGTAACCGGGTCAATCTCTAAACCCACATCGGCCACGTGCTGCTGATGCGGCATCAACGGCTTACCCAGCCGCCGAGCCACCTCCCCCACCTGAGACCCCAACGTCGGCCGCCCCAGACTCCGCGGCGTCCCAAACAGGGGCAGGCAAGCCCCCATCTCCCTCGCCAACACCAAGGTCACGATGCACCTCCCGCAGCTGCGCCAACGTCACCCGAAGCTCCGAGGCCGCCTTCACCCTCTCAGCGTTACTCAACACGCCACCGTCGATCGCCTGGGCCATCACCAACGCCAACTCCGCCAACGTGCTCCGCCGAAGATCACCAAACCCGCGCAGATCCCGCCGCAACGCCAACTCCACCCGACCCGCCCGCCGCCGCTTCCCATCAGGCATCGACATACACCAACCTGTCCGAAATGCGACCCAAACGGTACCGGCAACCCAGCCAGCACCAATCACAGAACAAAACCGACATCCGGCACTCCCGGGAAAAACCCGGCCAGACACACAACTGAGCGCCAGC